GGGTTAATGGGGCGCGACCACTAACTGCGCTGGAAATGTTGGAGAGAGCCGAACCAACTGCGCCTTTTCTTGGTGCAAATGCTGATTCAGCTGGATGTGGTAGGTGCTGTATTCCTCTTGCAGATGTTTTTTGCTCTGTTAATGGAATAAATTGCCTGAAACCAAACATTATCTCTCCACACTGTGGGATTATCTTCTATTTAGTTATAATTGAGCCTTCATGCTAGCAATTGAACGAACTAATGCCTCTTTAAGATTCGACATTCCCTCATAGGCTGGAATTGTACAGGTTGATCGACCAGCAGCAGTAGCAGCACGGAATTCTTCTTGAGTGAACCATTGAGGTTGAATACCCATGAGGTCGGCTAGTTCATGCATACTGACTGAACCCTTATTGACTAGATTGTAATAGCCATTTGCTTCTTCGTCTAGCATCAAATCACATGCTACTTTAACTGCTTCATCTAAATCAGTTAAAGAATTTCGACCTGCATCAATTAATTTTGCGGTTTTAGCGTACTTGTAAACCTTGTACAGATAGTTTTTAGGTTCAGCATTACCAGTAAACGGCATACGAATACGATATACCTGAGCCTTTTCTTTCAGGTATACGTCAGATACACCCTTTGAGATTGAATATGTGCTACCGAAATAGTTCGGTGGAGCATTTACGTCAGTAACATCGCCCATATAAATGCAACCGCTTGAAAAATGTGCAAACCTTGCTCCATTTTGAACAGCTGCTTCATGAAGAACACCAGGGAATATTGTGTTTCCATATATTGTATGGCTTTTGTTATTTTCACAAGCATCAACATTAGGTGTTCCTGTGACGCCAGCGCAATTTACCACCCAGTCATATGCGCTAGAACGACGAAGTTCTTCTACTGCAGCATAATGGGGTGCTAGCGTGACAACATTACCTAACGATACTAGATGATTGAAAACCTTTGTACCTGTCCAACCACGACCAACGACTAGAATATTCATAATTAAACCCTCGTGTTTATAATCTTAAAAAGATACTTACCATAATCTGATTTACTATATTTCTCAGCAGCACGACGAACCTGATGTTCTGTAATCCATGCATTTCTAAAAGCAATTTCTTCTGGGCATGCAATCATCATTCCTGTTCTACGTTGAACTGCGCCAACAAAAACAGATGCCTCAGACAATGATTCAAAAGTTCCTGTATCAATCCATGCAATGCCACGATTCAAGTATTCAATTTTACAATCATGGTTCTTCATGTATAGATTATTGATGTCTGTAATCTCCAACTCGCCACGAGATGATGGCGAAATTTGCCATGCATAATCTACAACGTTGTTGTCATAAAAATATAATCCAGTGACTGCATAATTGCTAGGCGGATATTCTGGCTTCTCGATAATTTTAATTGGAGAACCATCTTTATCTAATTCAAGAACACCAAATCGTTCTGGGTCATTTACATGATATGTAAATAAAGTGCATCCTGCGTTGTTCCAGTTTGCAGAATTAAATCTATTGATCAAATCATTACCATAGAAAAGATTATCGCCCAAAATTAATGCGACGTCATCTTCTCCGATCCATTTTTCGGCAATACGAAAACACTCAGCGATTCCTCTGGGCTCTAATTGTGTTTCGTAAGAAACATTCAAACCCCACTGAGATCCATCACCAATTAAATTCTCAAATGGTTTTCTGTCTGTTGGTGATGTGACAATTAAAATGTCTCTAATTCCAGCCAGCATTAATGTTGAGATCGGATAATAAACTAGCGGTTTATCATACACAGGAAGCAATTGTTTAGAGATAACTTTCGTGCAAGGATAAAGTCGAGTTCCTAAACCACCTGAAAGAATAATTCCCTTTCTCATAGATACCACTCCACGGTTTGTTTCAAACCATCAAAAGCATGTGTTTTTGGTGTCCAACCAAGTTCATTTTTAATTTTACTTGAATTCATCGAATAACGCAAATCATGACCTTTGCGATCGGTAACAAAATTTAGCCAGTTTGCATTGGTTGAATCCTCGCCCATAATATCCAAAATCATTTTAACCATAGCGAGATTATCACACTCAAACCCACCGCCAATGTTATAACGTTCGCCAGACTTAAAGTTCGCGCCAATAGTAAGTAACGCGTCGCAATGATCCTCAACAAATAACCAATCACGAATATTTCGACCATTACCATAAACGGGAATTGGTGTTTTGTTCTTGATATGGCGAATGATTGTTGGAATGAATTTCTCAGCATGTTGCCGAGGACCATAGTTGTTTGAGCAGTTCGTAACCACAGCATCAATCTTGTGTGTGTTTACATAAGAGCGAACCAGGTGATCGCTGGCTGCTTTGGTCGCAGAATATGGATTGCGCGGATCATATGGTGTTGTTTCTGTGAATCCTGGATCATTCAGTCCAAGACTTCCATAAACCTCATCAGTTGAAACATGTACTAATTTCCCACCATACTTTTTAATACACTTTAAAATGTTGTGAGTGCCAACAACATTAGTGCTGACAAAGTTATCGTCACCCCTAATAGAGTTATCAACATGAGACTCAGCAGCAAAATGAAACGTGATATCTGGTTCATAGTCTTCATAAAGATGTTGTAAAAATTCTGTATTGCGAATGTCACAATACTTGACGTTTAATCGCCAATCTTCTCTGTAGCCATCTAGATTTCTACTGTCCGATGCGTAGGATTGATTGTCAATCACTACAATCTCATCGCTTGGATATTTTTTAAGGTGGGAGATTACAAAATTAGAACCAATAAACCCCAAACCACCAGTCACAAATGTAGTCATAAATTCACGCCTTTAAATCAATCCTAAATGCTATAGATGTTACGCCACTTCTAGACTTTGCTCTAATATCTAATTTAATTTTGCTGAGTTTAGATCTAACATACTGATCTGTTATAGGAACAAACTCATTAGGAGTAAGTATATAGTTCGCTGCAGCTAATTTGTTATTTTTAAATAATAGATCGCCAGTCATAGCCTCTTTAATTAATGCAAAAGCAAATTCTTTGTCTTTTTGCACGTAATCCATTAGAGATTTCATTATTGCTGGTTTATTATTTTCTAACCAACTTTCATATAATTTATCTCTGGTAATAGATTTTCCTTTAATAAATTCTTTTGCTAATTTAGGATTACTCTTAATTCTTTGTATATTTGAAACTGACGCTAGTCTAGTTGGTAATCCTCCTAAATCTGAAATTAGAGTTTTTAAATTTTTGGGGATATTTCCTGATCCCACATTTTCGGCAACTAATTTAAATACTTGCGCTGTGCTTTTGCCTTGCCCAGATGCTAATTGAACAGCACCTTCCATTTTTACAGAACATTTATACAATTTAACTTTTGTGTCATAAACAACATCTGTTTTTGGTTCTGGTATACCTGTAATACCACCAGAATATTCATCAGAGTGATAGCAATATTTTAAATTAGATTTTCCTATTACACCCTCAACTTCTTTTACTGCTTTAATCGCTTGATCATTTATGCTTGCATAAGGCTGTATTTTTCCTTGTGCTCTCTTATTTCTATTTTTTATTTCTTCTGGGTTAGCACCACCTCTAACTAGAGAATGATAAACTATAGCCCACTCAAGTTCAACTCCAGTTCCTAGTGCCATTTTTATAAACCTTCTTTAAAAACTTTTTCCAAACTTTAGGATCTTGATTCCGAAAGTGTTTGCGATACATAAAGATGGCTTCAGATTCTCTCCAGCCAATTTTATGAGCCTTTCGTAACTTATTTATATCGAAGTTCTCAGCCTGTGTCTCATATGCATGAGCATCAATCTCGTCTGGATTACCATAATACATGACCTTCAGACGATCTTGTTTTCGTTTCGGAGTGTATTGCTTTGTATAGACATATCCACGCCCACGTTGCTGGTGTTTGTGTCTATACTCGTGATGAATGGCTCGTGTTATCTTAACAGCCAAATGTTCGGCTTCTTTTTCCGTAATCTTGACTTTTTTACTTTTCTTTGGGAAAGATAACGTTATTAGAATATTCTCTGGAATAGTAGACAGAATTCTTGGACAATATTGTCCAGAGACGATTACTGAGTGATGCTCGAAATATTCTTCATCGTATCTATTTGATGTAAAGTAGATTATAGATTTGTGGAATGTTTTGTTTAGTCCACGGATAATAGAAGGTGCAGATTTCTCTCCGACCCAAGATGGGTAGAGTTTATCAATTTTCTTCTGAACCTTCTCTAACTTCATACCTTTAGATTCTTAAACTTGTCTGTGCTACGTCCGCGATCAAAGACAGGTTTTGATTCTGCTTCTTGCATTACAGCGTCTTGTGCCTTCTGTTCAAGGTCATACAGTTTCATTTTTGCGCGATCTACACCAATAGTAAATCTCTTATGGAGGTTAGGATCGTTGTATCGATTCTTCAACTGCTTCACAAGCAACTGATTCAATTGCTGCAGTTCTTCAGTACTAACAAGAGCAAACATAAAGTCAGCAGTAGCAGGGAGACCAAAACTCTCTGAAGTGTCTTCCAGCCCAGGATCAGAGTTACTAAATCCTGAGCGAGTTGTCTGAGTAGCTGAAACAATAGGTACGTTGTTCTCAACCGCGAGTCCACGAAGTTCCTCAGCGATCGCTTTGATATAGGTATACGAGTTGACATTCGCACCTGCCTTGATTCTAGCCGACGCACAAATATTTAGATAGTCAATGAAAATTATATCTGGACGAAAGTTCTTCTTCAGTGCAAGATCGTTAATCAATGCGCGAAAGTGAGCAGGATTCGCAGACGCAGTTGGATATTCCTTGATGATCAACTTACCCTTGACAGAACCTCTGAGTTTACCCATGCGCTTCTCATACATGTCTTTCGGCATGTTCATGAGGTCATCCATAGAAACATTGAGAAGATTGGCGTCGATTCTTTCAGCGATCTTCTCTTCAGCCATTTCTAGAGTAATGTATAGAACATTGTAGTTTTGAACCAAGCAACCAGCAGCCACATGACACATAAAAAGAGACTTGCCGACGCCAGTACCTGCAAGAGCAATGTTAAGGGTCTTTTGCGGAAGTCCGCCTTTAGTGATCTTGTTGAAGTATTCAAGATCAAATGGGATTCTTTTTTCGATGCGATGATAGAAATCGTACCGATCAGCGTAAGCATCCAAAAAGTCGTGACCAATATGAGGATCGAAACTAACGCCCAGAGCATCAGAAAGGAGAGTAGGAATGCTTCCTTTGCCACGATTTTGATCTTTGCCATCGAGAATCTGAATGGAATCCATGATAGCATTGTAGATTGCTTTTTCTTGACAAAATTTTTCAGTCGTGTCAATAAGCCATTCAAGTTTTTGATCTGATTTGTCACTTGTGATTTCCTTCAGAAGATCAAGAGACTTACTTAACTCGCCTTCAGATAATTTTGTTGATTCTTTAAGGCTGATCTCTAGTGCTGCTGTCGGAGGCAGACTGTTGTACTTCAGAATGAACGCCTTTATTTCTTCGAATACCTTTCTTTCGTGGCTTTCGGTCAGGTACTCTTTCTTCAGAAAGGGCAGAGTCTTCCTCATGAAAGACTCGTTCCGCATCAGATTCGACAAGATCAGTGTTTCTGTTTTCATTCAAGTCCTTCTCAATGTTGTCAATGGCACCTAGAAGTATACTACGAATCACGTTAGAAGTAAATCGCTGAAAAGATTTACTCTTGGTATTTACGTTGTTTACATTCGAGATAATATCATAATCAAAAGTCATCAAGTTATTATCGCCAACTTTAATATGATTAAACTCAACAATAACACCTTCGTATTTGCCCAAGAACTTTACAGCAAAACTTCCAGGTGGACCGTTGAGGTCTACAAAGAAAGTGTATTGCTTGTTAATTTTGAAACGTTTTTTGACGTACCAGAATTCAAGTTTGGCGATTAAATCCTCAAACATCTTCCTCAGCCTCTGTTGAGATAGCGCCAAATGAATAGTTCTCTCGTACCCAATCCTTGAAGGATGTTTGTTCGAGAATTGAACTCCAGAACTCAGCGGAGTCTGTGTCGGCAAGACGCCACTTCTTGGCTTCAACTTCACCAGTGTCAGTGTTTACACGTGAATACCAGCCATTGCTTGGTTTGATTACATGACCTGACTCAAGTGCCATGTCAAGAAGACCACTGTAACGAGAAACACCACCATCGAAGCGAACTGTGACAGGGATACGTGCCTTTTCTCTAACATAACGCGACTTCTCCACATTAATGATATAGTTATATCCTACCAGGTCAGCACCATCTTTTTCTTGCTGACGACCAAGAATATAGATGTTGTCTGCTGAGTAATAGGAACCTGTTCCGCCGCCGACGATGGCTTTTGGAAACATTCCGATTTCCATATATGTGTGATTTACCACAACCATCGGGATATCCTTCAGCGTAAGGTGAGGTGTCACCATACGGAACAGGGATTTGATTTGCTTCGCACGAGTCATGTCCGCAGCAGACTTCTGCTCAATCGCATCTTCAACTTCTTTCTTCGAAGCAAGATTACCGATTGAGTCAATCAGAATCATCACGCGATCGCCACGCTCAATGTTAGTCAACTGATTCATGATGTCAAACTTTAACTGTTCAACATCAGTGATAGGAGTGTGAACAACACGTTCCTTATCGATACCGAAATTCTCGAAATAAGATTGCGGAGTACCAAACTCAGAATCGTAGAAAAGAATTACAGCATCAGGGTACTTGTCCTGATATGCTTTTGCCATGATTAAACTGAAGGCAGTCTTGAAATGCTTACTCGGACCAGCCCACATTGTGAGACCAGGAGTAAAGCCACCATCAAGAGAACCTGACAGTGCAACATTGACCGCAGGGATCATTGTTTGAATCATATCTTTCTCTTCGAAGAAGATGGATCGAGAAAGAACAGCAGTATCTTTAATTGTTGAATTTTTCTTGAGTTTATCTAGTAGGCTCATTTGTATTCTCCGTATTTGGATATGTTAATTGTATAGTATTTTATGCAAAAAAGCAATCTAGTGTGTCGATTTTTTCTGTTTGCCAATTGATGGTAGAAAGAATAATGTCAAGTGGTTCAAGAAATGACTTTTCAAACTGTAAATCATAGTCAATATATTGCTCAGCATCCAGTTGTTTCGGTAAACCAGATAAGAACGCAAGAGTATTGTTATTAAACATGTTTGGCTGCTTCAAGTAAATAAACTTGATCTTCTCGCCCTCTTGTATCAATTGATAACGCTTTGTTAAATTTAATTCGCGCAAGGAATGATTGTATACAAGTGCACCCTTGACATGAATCGGTGTTCCTTTCTTGAAAATATTAACCTTGTCTTCATATTCTCCCAAGCCATTCACACTTCGAGGAAATGCTATATCTTCAACAGGCAAGTTTTTAAACTCTTTGCGGAATTTTTCAATAAACTTGTGCAAGTCATCCTGCGTTTTATTCATGATAATGTCAATTGCTTCTTTAATCTTTACGCGACAGGCAGAAGGAGTTGAAGATCTAATCGCTGATATGCCCATCATTTTCAGTTTTGGTTTTGCGTATGCGACACCTTCACTATCATAAACATTCAAGATATAGTTCTTTTTCGCAACCCAAATCGCTTTATCAGCAAGAGACTCGCGCTTCATCTCCATGCGCTGTTGATAAGCATTAACATACTGCCGCAGTTCTTCATAAGACTCATCAATATATGGCTGAATCTTTTCTTCGCAGATCTTGTTCATGAAGCGAATGACTTTCTTCGAGTCACTTGTATCTGGGAAAAACTTTTGTACAATAGGTCCAAGATTTAGATAAATTGAATCTGTATCTGAAGCAATTACATAATCCTCGTTGCCAGTTTTCAACAAGATATTCATATAATTGTTAATCTTCTGCTCAATCCAACGAATAGACAACTGACCTGCTGTAGTAATACCCTCGGCGATGCGAATATCAAAGAAGCGGAAGTATTGATTGCCTAGCGCACCGTAAGCGGAATTCAGAGTAACCTTCTTCGCCAACTGCAGATTATTATATCGTGCAACTTGCTTCTCGAGATACTGAACCTGATTCTTATCCTCAAGAACAGTTTCGATTTTCTTTTTAGCCTCAAGTGCCAACTTCTTATAACGTGTACGATCTTTGTACATACTATCCATAATCTCAGGCAACACACCTTGTTGTTTTGTGCTGAACAACTGACCATTCGGAGTCAGAGTTGCATCGAAGTCTTTTAGTGGTGATGTATCGATGCGCTGATTGAGCAAAGTATCAACTTCAATCTTACGATTGCCAATAAACTGCCGCATCTCATCAGTATACTTCGCTGGCTCTATAAGAGTTTCCATCGAAAGATTATACTGCATAATCAAGTGCGGATACAGACTGTTCAAGTCAAACGATGCAACCCACTGATGCATGCCAAGAATGGGATCTTTAACATACGCACCTTCGTATGCTGTTTTCTTATCACCGCGCTTCATCTGCGGGATAACAATATTTTTCTTCTTTAGATAATTGTAAACAATTGCGTCCCACATACGGACTTGAGTGAACACATCGTCGTAGTTGACTTTGTTATCGTACGCAAGAGTCAAAGCCAACTCAATCAACTTCATCTTGTCTTCGAGTTTTTCAACAAGTTCAACGTCGCGAATATTATACTCGATAAACTTTTGATAATCGTGTTTGTAGAGTTGGTGTAGACTTTCGAACTCAGAGTAATCTAATTTCTTTTCGCCAATTTCAACATGAGCAATGTTATCTAGACGATACGACTCTTGCTGCGAATAAGTAAACTTGCGATAAAGTTCTAGATAGTCGAGCGTAGAAACACCTACAACATCATAGATGATGTGCTCGCGATTCATAAAATATGCTTCGCGCTTGTCTATATAATTCCACGGCGACAACTTCTTTGCTTCTTGTTCACCAAATAATTTGGTGATACGATTTACAAGATAAGGAATATCGAAGGTCTTGATATTCCAACCTGAAACTACATCGGGGTGAAATCTTGCCCAGAAGTCGAGGAATCTTCGTACAAGGTCTGATTCGTCGCGGCACTTTGCATAGTGCACATCGTCACGATGCTTGATATAATCGCCGCAACCAAACACAAAATAATTACCTTTGAGTTTAATAGTGATGGCTGTGATTTCTTCGATCGCATCTTTTGGCTCGGGAAATCCATTTTCTGATCCGACCTCGATGTCAATATAGGCAATGCTAACCTTATTAATATCCCAGAGTATATCGTCACCAAAAGTATCGGCAATATAAGAATACTCGTAACGATTATTACCATACACAGGAAAATTATCGACACTTTCATACCTCTTAAGAAAATCACGGCACTCTGGAATAGTTCCTGGCTGTATTGGTTTTACAGAGTTACCATCCAGAGTTTTGATATTAGTTTGCTCTTGACTCAGCAAATAAAATGTGGGGTGATATTCGATCTTGCGTCGAACACGTCTGTCGTTCTCTACACCTCTGAAGAGTATATACTTCCCAGAGACGCAGATGTTAGTATAGAAATCGGACATATCACCCTGTAATTAATTGCTTCGGAGGAACAACTATTCCTGTGCCAAAGATATTATTATAACCGTTTTTCACTTCGTCAGCAACTTCTGCAATTACAAGAATATGATTCTTGTTAATTGTGAATGGAGGATTACTTGCCTGCATCCAAGGCATAAAGCCAAGCACTGGTGCTCCATCTTTTCCGCGCTGAAGAACGCAAGCAACAGGATTTGTGAATGTAATTTGACTGTCACTGTCCTCTTCGATTTCTACAATTAATTCCTCGCCATTTACGAGTTTGATTGCTTTGATGTTCGCCATTTTCCTTTTTCCTCTTGTAATTGTCAAATAATCCTTTTTGTTTAATGTTTTGTGGAGTTCCGTTTTTATAATAAACGTCACTCAACATAGTCCAAGTATCTTTGCCGACCTTGAGACTCCATCCATTAAAATCTTTTATTTCGATATTCTTCAAAAGAAGAAAATCACGAAATTCTGCTAGTGAGTGCATTATTCTTCACTACTATTGGTTTCCGCAGACTGTCGCTTCAATTTAAAATTGACATGATTAGCATGCGCAGAAATAAATTGACGTTTCAGTAAACCGCGACTGTGTTCATTACCCGTCCAGCCATATGTTTGCCCCATGGCAAGCATGCGCTTGTATTGACGCGGAAGTTTAGCATTAAAAAAATCACTACGATTAGCCATTTAATAGATCCTCACACTTTTTCCAAAATTGTTCTTGTTGCCCTGGAACTCTAATTTGGAAATTGTGCCAGAACATATCACCAATTTCCTGATTTCCGTATGTTGTTCCAAGACCATAATTCGGTAGTCCATTTTCCAATGTCCAATATGGACGGCGATCTTGTTCCCAATCATATCGGTATACATCTCTATCATACTTGGTTGGTAGTGACATGTCAACCTTCACACCAACTTCTTCTGCTTTCCAAGTATATTCCTCTGCCACATCTCCTCTTGAAGTTTCTATCGCAGATGGTTTACCAATCTTAATGTAAGATTCTTTTGACAATGCAACGGCTGAAGGTGCTGCAAATAAATGATTGCCATTATCAATATGACCTGATCGTTGCGCGTTACCTATCAATATTCCTTCGCTTGCTTTGTTCACATAGTAGTCGATTGCAGTTTCGCTCACTGGTAGACAATCAATATCTAAAAATAGCACAACATCAAAATCAAATTCTTGTTTTACATTCAACTTTTCATTTGGGGCGCCATTTACTGCCCAGATGTAGTCCATGAATATACCATGAGGAATCTCGCCCTGCATAACAATGTGAGGGAGTTTAGTTTTATTGAATTTATCAACAACCAATTTCTGTAGTTTTACAGTGCGTTGATTGATATTAGGCATAAAGTAAGACGCTATACATGCTTTCATGCATCACCTCAGCACCAGAATAATTTCTTCCATGCCTTTTCGCTTGGAACATGACCAAAGGGATTTATGTCTTTTCTAATAAAAAAAGCATTGACACCACGCTCATCGCAATACACTAAAT